GAGATAATGTTTCACTTCATCGCCCTCATCACGAGGAGCTAGAATTCTCACATTCCAACCGTCCTCAGCCAACCTCTGAGCTTGTTCGGAGTCGTCAATTATGACGCAGAAGTTACGATTGCCTTCTCGGTTATACTTTGTTTCCTTACCCGCAAAATTGCGGAAAATAATACGAGCGTTTTCAATAATAATGTTGTCTATGTTTTTATAAGACATATTGTTTTCTCCTTTCAAATTTTAGAAATATAAGGATCATCCGAAACAAACCATTCAAAGTCACCATACTTTGTTATAGATTCAACCGCTACATCGACCATCTTGTCGTAATAAGAACGATCGATATAGTCTTCTTTTCCGAGCTCGCTAACCATTTCGGATTCCAACCATCTGTATCCTTTTGAACCCGTGGCAGCAGCGTAACCCTTTTCTCCAGTTTTTTTGTTGGTTGTTTCTCTGAGCAGAATTCCTCCGCCATAGCCTTCTTTAATTGGACAGAATTGACCAACCTTTCCGATGAAACGATAGTTGTGACCTTGAGCTATTTCATCTTCAAGACCCTCTCTACACATAGGGGGATCTTTTTTAGCAAGTCGGTCTCTTTCCGCTTCAAGTTCAGACACATTCGGAAGATCTTCATTCATGTCTAAATATAAAGCTGAGGTTACGGATTTGGTCTCGCACATGTCGTCAAATATAATTTCTTCTTTGCTGAAGAGCTTCTTAAACACATATGGGATTTGGAACTGAGTACCGGTTGCAGTCCATTCACCAGCGTTTTTACCGTCCTTATACTTGGCAATATAAACCGCATCATTGACTAAACAGAATCTGTCGTACGTAGCCTCGTGTTCAAAGGTGTAACCATACTGCTTACCATAATCCATAACAAACTTGATAATTTCCGGAGTAGCATCGGGAATCTTGATAGAGTCGGTCTTAACATGAGCAACAATAAAACCCCGTTTTTGCACCTCGTGTTTGAGGTTAATCATAAACAGGGCTCCACGTTTTGCTACGATATTGTCTTTGTTGCGAGAATCTCGGAATGGGTTATCAAAGCTTGCCGATGTAAGACCATATACTGAATTGATTGCGATCTTTAAAGCCGTAGCCAAATCTGATGCAGCGTTCTCATCGGTTAAGTATTTAGCCAACGCTCCACCCAGCATTTTTCTGGCTTTATCAAAATCTTTATGTTTTATTGCCATACGGGCATCCAAAATATCTTTGAATCTCTGCGTGTATTCCTCTCCAAAGAGTTTCTCAGCGACAATACTGCTCGGATGCATCGAAGCAACATCCAACAATGCGACATTACCATACATACCAGGTTCAGAATATACATAGCCACCTTCGCCAGCTTCCTCGTCACGATAAGTTGACTTACCACCCTCAAACTTATAACCCGGAAATATAGGTCTTCCTTTTTCATCGAAGATAGTATACTCGTCTCCAAATTCACTGTAGAAAATATCATTCTCTGTAACATGGTCTATACTTATTCCAGTTAACTGGGCAGCATCTTTAGTCATTTCGCCCATGTTACGGTAGTTGAATTGGTCTTGACGGTTTTCTGTTATTTCCAAATATAATTCGAGTGGTTAAAGTGTTTGTGGTATCATTAACCGTCATACCGGCGACATCAGCTAGGATTTGTCTTGCTAAGAAATCGGATTTTTCTAGCGTTGAACGTAGCCTCGGTTGCTATAACATCGTTGTCACAATACTCGGCAACTTTTGTCCACATTTTCTTCTGGTACCGGTTTATCCCATGGGAGCCCAAGCTCCTGATGGTGGATACCAAGCTCTATTTGGAACTTCTTAAGACCTTGCTTCTTACTGGAGAAATCATAAACGTCCGTATAAGATACGTTATAAGCTTCTCCAAAGAAACAATTCGCGCTACCAGCAATAATCTTCTGAGATAGGTTGTAGAGCTGCTCATTTGTATAACCCATCAATCGAGCATACAAAATATGATTATCATACCTTCGGCAATTGAACCCAACCAATCTGAATCTCATAAGATCTTCAATTTCGGTCGGAGTAGGGTTAATCATTCGCACAACCGGTTTTCCTTCACCTTCAATCTTCCAATTCACCAAAAACAGGTTAGGGAATACCTCCACATCATAGAAAACCAACTTAGCATCCTCGTTTTTCCCTCCTGTGGATGGGTCTGCTGACTTAAACTGCATCTTATTTACCAATTTAATGCAATAGTCGGCCTGGTTAGTGCTACTTGCTGCAAATGCTAATACTGCATTACGCATATCTGTAATATCATAATTTAAGTCGCTGGTATGCGCATCTTCCAGTATTTTATAAATGAAATCGATACTGGGCTTAGTACCTGGATGTATCTCTTTGTTGAGATTTCGTTTGATCAGTGTTCTAAGCCCTTTCTCGCTTTTTATGGCTTCAAAATTTACCATTTTATTTTCTCCTTTCAGTGGTAAACCAGAACTAATAGTCGAGATGGGTAAGTCGTTGCATTTCGACAATTTTCGTCTCAACGAACTTTTACCAGTGAACACCTTAACTTCCACGTAGTCATCATAAACTCGGCTCAGATTCGAGACGTCTCCAGTGTAAATATAATGCAAGTGTATTCCTGCACCACTCTTACTAAGCTCCGAATATGTAGGCGGCCATTTACTTGCTTCTTCGATGTTCTTTTCAAAGGATTTATTACCTTCTTCGTCTGGAATATCGAAGTCAATGACAATATGGTTTTCCGGGACTCTAACGTAGTGAACCCTAGAGGTATTCAACTCAGATAGTTTTGATGTCACATTATCCCACTTGTCAAATGGGGTTTCATTTGATGTGGCGTACTGAGCAAAACAATCGGCACACTCTTTATCAAATATAGATTTTGTACTGGTGAATTTAATCAGCGGTGCCTTTATTACTTGTTCGTCTTGTTCATCGAGAGTGTTTTCTTCAAATTTTTCCGTCCGAAATCCGCTGTAATAACTGCGAACCCTAGACCCATCATCAAAATTAAATCGATCTTTGTAATCCCGGAAATAATTCCTAAGCTCCTCCTTAAAGATTCTTTGCGAATATGGAAATGCTACTTTTGCCTCATCGCAGTAAGTCTTATACATTTCCCAAGCGGCTTTAAGTGTGGTTCCATCTTCCTTCTTGAACACATGATATGAGTCAATAACGAAGTTGTAGAAATCATTAGAGGCACCAAGCATCGCTACTGGAATATAATCGTCATACTTACCGGGATCACTCAAATATACCTCTTGGCAGTGATAAGCAATTGCCCCCAGCTCAAAGCCGACCTGCTTCACGATTGTTTTATACTCCTTTTGGTTTAACTTATCGCCGGAGGGAGATACGTCAATTAGCCTTCGTATAAGACCTGATTTCGCATCTGTAATTTTTACCGGCTTATTTGTGCCCAGGAATAGAAAGCATTTAAATCGATTGGAGTAGGTCGACTTGAATTTCTCGTTTACCGTCATAAGTTCGTGGGAAACAAGACTATTCAACCTCGTATTGTCCTCGATTTTGGAGAGGTCACCATCGTGTTGAATTGCTACAAGCGGATTGGCTTTAAACGCTTCCAGAGCAAAAGAGTTACTGGATGAACCAAGAGCCCTCGCGTCAAATACCGAATAATACCCTTCAAATAACTGCTGGATGATGTTTAGTATTGTAGATTTACCGGTTCCCGCTGCGCCATATAGAACCATGAATTTCTGCAATTTCTTAGAATCTCCGGATACAATTGACCCGATCGCCCACTCAATCTTATGCCGTTCTTCCTCTACGTATAGAGTGGACATCAGCTTGTCATAGGCAGACAAATCGCCAGCTTCAAGCGGATAACCCAACTTTTTACTGGCGTAATCTTTTTTATCGGTTTTGTAGTTGGAAAATATAAGTCTCTCATCCAACATATGAAAGTGGTCTCTCATCTGCTTCTGACAATATTTATGCCAAGAGTCAATCATTCCAGACTCAGCGTCCCACATATGTAGAACTTTAATATTAGAGTCAAACTTCTGGCGGTTTTCTTCCGCATATCTATCTAATTCACGATCTATCAGTTGTAAAGCGTCATGCTCATCTGTAGACCATAAACCGCGTTCTTCGATCCAGATAGCGTAAAAATCACCGCCTCGAATCATGAGATCTGAGCTTTTTTTGATGATGAACTTTGGATAGATTTCTATTACACCACGCTTTGTACTGCGTGTTGAAATCATTAGAAAGTCGATCATCGCATTTTATTCTCCTTTCATGCGTTTAAGCTCCTCTTTAACCATTAGTTTTTTCCTCCTTTCATTGTGTGTTTGATGAAACTATCGATCGTTTCGAATTTCCAATCTTTATGACTGTTGAAAGTAAATATAAATTCCTGCCCGTTGGTTTGTCTTACACGAAGGCTGTTTTTACCATTTGCGAACCAAGTAGCAATCTTATCTCCGGCATAGACTGGGAAATATAATTCGAACCATTTAAAAACTTCATTGTGAGTCATTTATTCCTCCTAAGATAATAGAATGTCGTCCAAGTGCCAGCACATCTGATACCAAATCTCAGCAGTTCGTAAATCATATTTACAGTGCTCGACCGTAAATAAGCCACCCTCACCATTTCGTTTGTATTCTCGATTCATGAATCTTGAAATAACGCCATTCACATAGTCTTTATTGTATTTGGTGTCGTTCATAGAACCTAAACCAAGATTAACGATCATATTCCAGAACCATTGACCTGTTCGATTACCCACATCGGGATCGTCCATAATATGTTCTTCACAACGAATAGCAAGAGCAGTTAACATTTCCAAAACACTGCAAGACTGATTATCCAAATAAGTTGTAATTATAAGACGTTCGTACTGACGCTCATATCCAAATCGATATCGGAGATCTATCCCATCTTCTGCTCTGTTACTGTCCATTCCGATAATATAGACAAACTCTATACTATGTAGGTGGCTTAAAAGCTTCCGATAGGATAGCCTCTTAGAATATTTTTCATTGCATACGAGCTGGTACATCCATTCAAAATATTCGTTGTTCAGCTCGTTTCTTGTCATTTAATCATCCACCTCGTGCGGCTTTCTTTTACGGACGTTCGAAAACTTTCTTTGGTCCAGCAGGATTTCGTAGTCACATTTCAGCCTGTCATTTCTGACAAATACTGAATCATCTTCATACTCTCCAAAACTATTCAAAGAATCGAACCCGACGACGTCCTCAACATCGTCTACCAATTCATCGTTATCATCGGCCAGAATCTGATCGGCGTAATAAGTAAGACTGATTTTTTCATAATCATCAAACTCGCCAAAATCTTCCGGGGCGATAACATAAGGTTTATCTACTGTCATAGACTCCTTTTTCACCTCTTCTTCATCTTCTGTGATAATATCAGAATAGTTTGTATAGCCCTGTTCACGCAACCGAGCCGCATATTCAACAACGCTGGGTTTTTCTTTTGCATTGTCAGCCTTTATTCTGGCATCGACGACCTCGGTTTCTTCGGTAAAATCCATTTCTCTTTTGGAAAATACCTCTTTAACCGAATCGATTTCGTCTTGAGCGATTTGCTCGTATTTTTTCTCGACGTAGCGCCAGGTAACTATCGACCCGACAGCTGCGCCTAGAATAAACATCATAAAATTTGTTTTACTCATCATCGTTCTCCTCACATTTTATTGTCATAACGGTTAAAGCTAATCCGCTAAAAAGCATGGAAACGCTTAACAATATACCTCCTGTGATGTGTCTTTTTCGCTTTGTGTTTAACACACCATCGAGTATGTATATAATGTTTTCTAAACTTTCCATATGTATTTACCTCCTCCCGCTAGATAAAATGGTAATACCTCCAACAAAGCATATACCGGCCATCGCGGAAAGAGCATAAGATATAAAAGCTAATGTGTTCTTCATTGTCTTATCTCCTTTCAATCGTATTTTGAAAAATAGTGATTTTCGACTTGAAATAGAGGAATTCCATATTTGCTATAATAACCCGCAGTAAAAAACATAACGTCGTAATTAGTTCGAAAATCAAGTTCTTCTCTAACTAGCTGGCAAATATCCTCTCTGACTTTACATCGGTTTATCCTGCCATTCCACATTGATGAAAAATGTTTTGGTTGATACACAACGTCGTATATTGTATTTGGAAAGTGTTTTGAATCCACGCGATTTAGGATAGTGTCAATTACCAGTCGTTTCCCTTTCTCGCATTCTCCCTCCGCTTCTGCCATTATCACTAGGGCTATTAATTTGATGTCGTCTTCGTTAGATATCAATTCAACGTCCTCGTTAGAGACTAAAGCTACAATTTTTTCAGTTTCTGCATCATCGCCTGTAAAATAACTACAAGTTATAAATGTAAAAACTGTGATTAGGAAAAGAATAATTATCTTGCTTATTTTACACACATAGGTCCTCCTAAAATAAAAAACTACCCTCCGACCAATTCAAAGATCAAAGGGTAGTCATCGTGTTTTAATATGAGTTTTCACTCACATCATATCCCAAATATTACCGTCTACGTTGAAATCAAGAAGGATCGTCCTCTCGTAGCCATTTACGAAATTACGGACCGTTTCCCTGTGGACATTATAAATACCGAAATCAACATAGTTATCGCCAATAGGATTTTCAGCATCGTAAACCCAACCAACTACCTGTCCGGCTTTTGTTCGAGGAATGCCAAGCATGTCATATACTTCATTCAAGAAGAGGCGGCCATTTGCTCTGAGTTTATCGTTCGCATACTGTTGTTGAGCACGAAGAAACATCAGATTATACTCTGAATCTTTTTCCCATCCAGTACAACCATCATCGAAAAACCGAGCGTAATCGCTATAAGTGTTAGGGTCTTCAGCTACTTGGATGGTTTCTTTAACCTTCTTTTCCTTGCCATCTTCGCCAACGACGATTTTTTCAATCTTTTTAGCTTTGATGTTGTGTCTCAGTTCGCGTTCTACTTCCTCACCAAAACGCTCAACCACGCGGTTTCTATATTCCTTAAATCCTTTATCTACCGTAGCATAAGCCGCAGCTAGAGCTACATTACGCTGACGAAGAATATTGTTCGATGCCAGAATACTTCCAAGGGATAGGGCTCCAAGAGCTACTGCCGGAGCATAAAGCTTCGCAAGCTTAACGCCAGTTTGAACATAGACAATTGCAAGATCCTTCTTTACATCTTCGGGAGTATATTCTTCTGCCAAAGACTCGTTGGCCGCGCAATTATGGATAGAATTAATATCTTCTTTAGTTTTCTCNAGAATATCGCTCACCTTAGTGGTAGCCTTACAAGCCATAACNGCGCTTACTACNGTTCCAACCACACCNGCCACCACAAGAATTTCGGGGCTGTGTTTCTTGAGTTTAAAACCCATCTTGTTAAANGAACTACTTAAAGTTGTCATAAGTTCTGCTTTTTTCATAATTAGATATTCTCCTTTTCTTTTTTAATATTATCAATGGCGTTCGAAGCAATTTCTGCGCCGCAGGCAGCATAACCGGCCAAATCTACAAAGCTGTCTTCGGTTGCTGTTCCGGTCTTAATTCTAGCGATCTTAAGCAACGCCATCATCATAGCTACGTCAGTTGCCGTAAAATCGACGTCCTTGTATGTTGACCATAAAGCGGCTATTGACCGAAAATTATCTTCAGGGGAGCCGTATTCATTTTCTCGCTGGCCACATACACATTGTTTGGCCTTATCCAAAGTTTCTGCTCTCGTCATTTTTATCTCTCCTCGTTCAAATATTCGTAATACTCGGATTCGGTTGCAAATAACATCCAACGTCCAGTCACAAAACCCATATAGCCGTATGATGTTAAATATCCTTCCATATCGAACCCTCTTAATTTAGCGGAAGTGCTTTAGGCAGTTTTAACATGTATCCGTCTCGTACCCGAATTACAGATACGCTGCGAATATCAGTCCATCCGTATTTGTTATCAGTATAATTGCCGGTAATACCGACCAAATCATACAAATCTGCTACGCTAACTAACCCATAAGTAGAAATCAATTCGTCCATTCTTGATAAGACATCTTCGGCCTCTCCGCGATTATCCAAAATAATGTCGTCATAGTTATAGCCGGTTTTCGTCCTAGCCGAGCTATAATCTCTACGGTCGTTTCCTCTATCGTAATAACTCCTNTAAGATACCTTAGAAGCNGTAGAGTTNCTCTTTGTCTTACCGGTCTCACCGTAGAGAATCATATCAATNCCGTTCGTAACAATATCCGAAATGGCTTTTTTAATTGCAGGAACCAAGACATCCAGCAAAATATAAGATTTTACATTACCAACGTCTTCCGAAATAAATACATCCGCAAACTTTTGGATCTCGTTTTTCTTTTTGGACTTCACTGTTCCAGCAATCACCTTTTCCACTTTCTTTTCCGGCACAGATTCCCGCTGTTCTTCTTTGGATTTATGGGAATTTGGCTTGTATTGATCCATCGTAGTTTTTTCTCCTTTCATAAAAGAAAAAGAGAAAGCACCTTGTTAAAGGCACTCTCCCTCTTAAGAACTCTGTCTTTCTATTTACTTAGTTCCATCAAATTACTCGATCTCAGCATCTTCGAATTCATCAAATTCTGCGTCCATCTTTTGCTGCTCTTTCTTGGCTTTGATTTTAGCTACCATCGGTTTGATTATGTACTTGTAAGTTGCTACACCTCCAAGAACTACCAATCCGACACCGACCGCCACCTTAATACCCTTTCTAGAACTCGCTGTTGCGATTTCCTCAGTTACTTCGATAACCTCTCCATTTACCATGATTTCATTTGTATTCATTTTATTTTCCCCTTTCAAATATAGATAATTTTATAAGTTCTTTCATTAAAGACTGTGTTTTTTTCGCGCACCTAATATTACCTATAGTCATACTTAGGTGTAACTTGATAATCAATAACAAGACAAGGTGTCCCATCATCAGCTAATTGTGAACTAAAATTCAAATTTATGTATCCGTGGTCAATATTCCATCCAAGATCATCGCCGATACTGGTAGGATTAAGCCCGATTTCATAGTAGAATTCGTTGAGTGAAATATACATTTCATCTCTCATTTGTCGATTGAGTTCATTCTCGATTTTTTTCAATTTGTCAATATCTGATTTGAAATATCGACCCGAAATCACATCATAGCAGAGGGTATTACCTCTTTCGGTGATGATGATTTCTCGACTACTAACCGGATCTCGATTAATCTTATCCTTCGCGACAGCATCTCTTACGGACTGTTCTTTTTTCTCACCGATAGCTTCGATTACTTTCCCTTTGTATTCTTTCAGAGCTGACTCGGATAGAGTATAGGCCGTAGCTAATGCAGCGTTACGACGGACATTTACAGAACTAGCTCCTACTAGACAAGCAATAGATAAACCTCCAGTTACAGCCGCAGGAATATAACAAGTCCATGCAGTTTTTACGGTTTCAATGAATGTAAGTTTGTCTACGTTGTCATTGTTTTTTCTCTCTTCAATAAGTATAATCGCCTTCGGGGTTGCTTTGACTGCCATTACGGTAGTTGTAACCATTCCAGCGATACCGATACCCGTTAATATCTCTGGACTATGTTTACTTATTGCTGTCCGTATACTTCTGGCAATTTTAGATAAGTTTGGTTTATTCATTTTTTCTCCTTTCGTTTATAAGTTCTTGGAGCCGCCCACAAGGGGCGGAGATTTAGTCAACCAACAAGAATACCGGACGAACCCCATAAGAGGTCGAAGCGTCGTTGGAGGTCGCGGTGCCAAAGTTGGCCACATAAGCGAAATTAGACGAAGAAACTTCTTTTTTCGTGGCGTTTTTAAGCCAGTACCACTCGTAGTCGTCATTGAAATCAGCAATACGATTTTTTCTCTTTTTCATAAAAGAAAACTGCTCGTCATTATCAGGTTCCATTACATCGTTATACCAATTATCATGGCCGAACATCTGACCATACGTAGGAATACTTAGGTCATTAATTCTGTTTCTTAAATCTTCCGGAAATGCTACTAATAGAACATCGTTGATCCATTTACAAAGATCTGATTTCTCATAACCGCCTTTATTAGTCCATCTTGCATTCATAGGTCTCTCTGTAACACAATCATCAAATAAGAACAGCGTTCCTCTGTCGGTTATTTTCTGTGCAGTCGCAGTAAATCCACCAAACCCCGTTAACTGAATGATGATTTGGTCTCCCACCTGAATACTACTTGTTTCTAACTCCTGTTTTCTTAATACCTTCATAATTTTTCTCCTTTCAATTGGTTAGATT